AACTCCTTACTTACAGTAAATATCAAGGCTGATTTCACTTTCATGATCTTTGGGAACTTGGCAAAAAGGCCAGCAGCCACAAGATCGAGTTGCTTGGTATCCGCATACCGCGCACTCTTGCTCGTCTTGTAGTCCACTGAGTGCGCCAACTGTTTCGCCTCGTTGATGACTACCAAATCGGCTATACCATGCCACCATACATTCGTCGCGTGAAAATCGCAGGATTCCAAATTCTTCGTCAAGCCCAACTTCACTTCGCATAGCTTCTCTCCATCAATCTGCTTCAGTACATCTAACGTGTCTTGCATGTAATCAAACGCTGGCGGGATTGGTTTGTCATCCCGAATGTATTCCTCGGCCACAGTGTGTGCCGTCTTGCCGTACAGCGTTGCCGTTGTGTCAGGTTCAACAACGTCCTTGGCTATCTTGGTGTGATAGTACTTCTTGGGGCACTGCTGAAATGTTTTCAGGCTACTAAACGACCATACGATATTCATGCTGTTTCCTCTACTAAGTAAGCTTCGCGTTTACGGGGTTCCCCGTTGCCGCGCACAAATGAATTCCACCAATAGATACCGCTCTTGCGTTGTTTGAAGTGGCCTCGCACGTAATGGGCTGAAATATCTGAACGGCGACTGACAACACCTTCGGTGGTGGCGTTCTCAATTTCTTCCAAATGCAACAATGTGTACGCACTAGCAGAGTATGCCTTCTGTTTTTTACCGCCGAGTTTTGTACCCTTGGGGGGTATCCGTGCGGGAACCTTAGTCCGCCCTACCCCGCTCTTACAGCTAAGCAAAAGATAAGAGGCAAACATAAGGCATGGAATTTCTGTGGCGGCTTCTCTGATGTGTTGTTGTGTTTCAGGTGCTTCAAATAGCTGTTTAAAACGCTCAGGTGGAACCCCCGCTTTTTCTGCGGCCACAATGAACGATACGCACGGTATGATGTTGCAATCAACAGCATCGTCCCCATTGACCCTAGAGCTAAGAGACACTTTAAGTGCGCCGAGGGCATTCATACCAAACAAAAACGTAAAAAAGCTATGTTGGATTCTGCCGTCAATGAACTCCCAATACGGCAAACAAGTAAATACACCCTCGTTGATCTCATGGATGTACGCGCCGATGCGTATTATCTCAACGATGCCGTTGATAAGTCCGTTGTGGCGTAGCTTGCGAATGTCCTCTGTTAGCGGGTACTCGATCACCGTGTGCGGGTATGGCATGTGCAATTCAGTAAGAGTCGGCATCTTGAAAGACTTAGAACGCACAAGCATTTCGGCGCTCAACGCAACTTCGGGCGACAAAATAAATGTTTGCACATCCTTCTTCGGTACGTTGTGTCTAAACTCTACCGGCAACCCATACTCATTGGACGTGACACGATCAAAAAACTTGTCGATCAATGGCTTATTAACAATCCCCATAACTTCTCCCATACCCTGCTTCGCAGTTCAACGGTAACTCGGGTGCCCACGACGGACGTAGGCGCATACACAACTCAACGTACTCCTTACCTGTTTCAGCCTCGGCCTCGGGTGCAATACAAGCCACGGCGTCATGCACTGTCATGACCACGCGATACTTCTTGGCCACCATCAACATTTGCTCACCTATCACGATACGTGCAAGTGCTTGGCATACGTTCTCAATTATCTTGCCGCCATAGATTCGGTTGGGGATAACTGCCTTGCCCTTCTTGGTGTCATACACAAACTGGGGTTTGCCGTTTTCTTCCATCTCCACCCAACGCAAGTTGGGGTACTTCAAGCGCAGTCCGTTGGGTAGTAGGATGCCCTGTGACCCATCTACCTTAAGTATGTCGCCACGCCCAAACGCCGTCGTTTGCTCGCCGATAATCGCAGGGAGGACATTCGCCGCAGACTTCCACAGTGCAGTAATTTTCGGATAAGTAGCTCGGTACGTATCGATAATTCGCTGTGCTTCTTCAAGCGTAACTTCAACACCAAAATTTTTAAGTTGCGCCTTAAACTTTGCCGCGCCCATGCCGTAGCCTGCGCCAAGAATCGTCGTTTTACCGACAAACCTCTCGTCTTTGGTAATCTTTTCGACAGCCTTGCCATAGATAGCAGATGCCATGATTCTGTATACATCCTCGCCCCTTTCAAATGCTTCAACCAAATCGTCCTGTCCCGCTAACCATGCCAGCGTACGTGCTTCAATCTGTGATGAGTCTGAGTCAATCATCACGTAACCAAACGGTGCAAGGATGGCGTTCTTTAGCGGTGACTTGCGTTGCAAGTTCTGCAAGTTGATCTTGTCGTCACCACCCCACCGTCCGGTGTGAGCGGCGTAGTATCGGAGGGGAACTGGCATTGGCCCTCGTTTGGCAATCCCAATGAACCGCTCGGTTCGCGTCTCCTCAATGGTTGACTTCGTTCCCAGCCGGGCCGCAACTACTGCTTGTACCCGAGTATCCTCATGCTCCAACAGGGCCTTGAACTCTTCATCCGTCTTAGAGAACGCAAAGGTTTGCTTGCCAGTGGCGGGGCTTTTCTTCATTGGCGGCGTAACACCAAACGATACAAGCAAGTTGGCAAACTGCGGGTTGCTCATCAATATGTCTTTGTCAAAAGCGGCAAGCAACTCGGCTTTACGTGTTTGCTCTGAGATCAAGTGGTCTTGCAACAAGTCTTTGTCCAACTGCAACACTGGCTCGGTGAACATACGCACGGTCAGGTCAATCAGGCGCAACTCGGATGCGGGGAACCCTTGGCTCATGCACCCATACAAGTCCCACGTCAGTGCCACATCGTTCTTGCAGTAGACACCGTAGTCAACCAACTCTTCTTTGCTGAAGTCCTTGCGGAAGTAATTGATGTACTGCTTGACCTGTTCGCCCTTGACTCCAAGGCCGTAGTAAGCGGCCAGCACCGCTAAACTCCCGCCTACGTTTGTACCATGAAGCGCACGTGCCATGCTCAGCGTATCAAGCCAACCCTTGGGGGTGATGCCAAACTGCCAATTCAGAATCGCCCCATCAAACACTGCGTTGTGGGCTAAGGCAATGGAGTTCTTCCAGTCATACTTGTTCAGGAAGCTGTACAGCTTTTGGTGTGTACCGCTAAACCACTCCGGCTCGCCATCGTTTACCTGTACTGCAACACCGACAACTTCAAAGCGCTTGTCCCGAATGTATTCCTCAGTGGTCTGCTTGGCAAACCCAAGGTCGCCGCCGTAGGCAGTTTCAAAGTCAACCGTGATGATGTTCATTTGAACACGCCCCCAAGCCCAATAGCACTCATAAGCCCACTGCCTGTGTTGGTGGTTGTAGTTATGAAAGTACCCGGAGGTGTTTGTTGTGCGCCTTTTGCCGCCATGTTTTGTAAGTTGGCTGTGTTTATGCTTTGGGTAGCAAACCGTATTCGCTCCTGTTGACGTTCAATGTATTGCTCATCAAACACCCGCTCCATGACCGTCTTGTCAAACTTGGCTCGTTTCATTTCCTTGAACCCCTCAACCAAGGCTTGGCGTTCCTCCTCGGTGAAGTACTGCCAGTCTCGCCACGGTCTGTCTTTGTTTTGCTTACCCAAAATTACATCGTCCATTGACTGCGCAAATTGGTAGAAGCGCCCTTGTACACCTTGGTCGGTAGCCATATGGTACTCAACCATTTCAAAGTCCTCGGGGTTGGACTTCATGCGCTCCAGCAAAATTTTTACCCCCGCGCAGAACTCGCTCATCGTTAGCTCCTTCATTGTTTCATCAGTTGAATAAGTTGTTCGAGATATTCGAGTTGCTCTTCGGCAATGACAGCGGCTGTGCCACCGCATTCTTTTATCTCTCGAATGTTTTTGTCTTGCAATGCTGTGGTCGTGCCTTTACCTGCCTTGGCTTCAATCGCAAGGAAGTGTCCGTTGACACAACAAAGAAAGTCGGGGACTCCTGAACTGCCGTAGCCAGTGCCGATTGGCATGGCGAAATAGACGTTGTTGTCTTTCAGGATTTTTTTGATCTTGGCCTTGACTTTAGCTTCAGGTAAACTCAATAATTATTCCGTTCCTGCGGTCACTAGGGTTGCATGTATCTGCGGACGGAAACCTTGAAACTTGTGCTTCGTGTTCTGACTGGGCTATAACAGTTGTTAGCTTGTCGTCTTCACTGCGTTCAAATATTGTTGTATTGCGATGGTGCAAATAATTTTCACTGCACTGAGGACACCTCAATATATCGCCATCAAAAGCTACGGATGAATTTCCAAAAGTCGCCATGCTCTAACTCCTCAATTTGTTTTCGAGCGGCGATAATATCACACAGCTTGACTTTGTCAAGTACCGGCGTAAAAAAACCGCCCGAGAGCGGTTAGGACTTACCCTAACAAATGTTAGGCAGGGGGTTGGCAGATTACGTGCCCCCGATCACGTTAGAAGTCGGATGAAGTCACTTTAATTCAAGGGGGAAACTTCACCCAAAGAGACACCGTCACATCTGCCAGCTAGGTCGTCCCCCAATCAATTCACCCCCCAATCTTTATGTTTTGGCAAGTTCGCGGTCAATGTACCACTTGGCTTTCTCCAAGTCTTGCAGTCGGTTGCCTTTGTGGTCGGCTCGACTGATGTACTTCACAGCGTTACCCATGTTGTAGTTAAGTTCCTTGGCCTCAATGAAGTCGATGGTCTCGATTCCACCTACTTTGTAATGATAAGGATGGTTCACCGGGTCGGGTTGTGGTTCAACCATTGTGATTGATGGTAATGGTGTGTTGCTTGAAGTCATTTCAAGGAGTTGCCATTTCCGACGTTTTTCCATCTCTTTCTTGCACATGTACGCAATCGAATACGTGGTCTTGAACTTCTTGGCTACTTCAGAGACTGTAGCTGTTGGGTTCTCGGTGTAGTGCTCACGCATCAGTGCGGCGCGGCTTGTGGTTGCTTTCTTAGTTGCCATTGTTAGCTCCTTGCTGTTGGCTGTTTACATACTCGGTAAGAATTTCACGGATTTTGGCTTGCTTTGAATACGGATGGTGGGTGTTGAAGTAGTCCATCACCTCCCTCGATAGTCGCAAGCTCGTATTGAAAAGGGTTGGCTTCTTACTCGGGCCTCGTCCTTTTCGTTTTGTAATTTCTTCAGTCATCTTGGTTCCTTTTTAATTTCCCAGCTTTCTTAAAAAAAGTCAGCATCGATTTGTATGGCACATCAAACCTGTCAGCTATCTCTTTCTTTGTCGCTCCTTCCGCATACAAAGACAAAGCTCTGCGTTCATCAAACTGCGGCAACTTCCTACCTGCGTTCGGTCTTGCTCCTCCCTTGGCAACCTTATTGCCAAACTTAAACCCACGTTTCCCCATCATTTCAGGCGGGACTGTGCTTATGTTCTTATCTGTTATCCCAAAGATTGTTCCGTGGCTAGGGTTCTTGTTCCTTAGCTTTTGTACCCCCTCAGTTGTTTTGGCGCTGATAACTGCATTACGTTTGATGTCAGCAAAGGGGTCGCCCCGCCTTGCGTGTTCCTCGTCTGTAAATTCCTTCCAGTTAAATGCGTTCACGGCACTCATGCTGTTCTCCTGCGGATTTGGTTAGAAAAATAAGGTAGCAGTTACTGCACCGCCATACAAGACCTTCTTGCACGACTGTTCTGCGCTCCCCGTGTTCCCCACGTGATTTACCAAAAAATGTTCTGATTGCTTCAAGCATGTCTACTCCAGTCTGTGTATCCAAGAATTTTCATCATCGCTGTCTCATGGATTGCATCCCCCCAATAGCGAACACCGCCTTCTGTTATAACGAATCGCCATAGCGTCCCATAGTCATCGGTCGTGTACCAAACATTTCGCGTCGTGAGTCTGCCGTTGATGTTGTGTACCTCAAGCACTGTTCTTCTCCTTGAGTTTGGCTTCAATAGCATTTGCAAAGTCAACCCAAAACGAATCTATTCTTGAAGTTGCATTATGTAAGTTGGAGTAAACAAAACTTTGCTCATCCCTTGTCAGCCCTACCCACTCACGTTTAAATGATCGGTCTAATAAATGAAGATTGTCTAATTCGCTGGTTTCCTCGCATTTCGGACAGCGCATCATCGCTGATGTTTTCATGCTTGTTGCTCCTTCCATCGTTTGCACATACGTTTGACTGTTTCACTTTGATGCTTGTTGTTCTTCCTCAAACAGATTTCACTTAGCTGTCGTTCTTTTGCTTTTTGCTTTAGCGTTTTTTCCACTGGCGGCGTGGGTTCGGGGAACAAGCCATTCCATCCTGTTGCCATAAGCGCCACGCTGAGTATGAGCCGATCAATCATGTGTAGTCTCCTTCTTCCGTATGCTCGGTCAGTCTTGCCATCAGCCGTGCAATCCGTTGTTCGTTGTATTGAATAGCCGCATTCGCATACTC